AAAAGCGAAAAAACAATTAATTTTTTAAACATGGAAGATTTGATGACCACCTACGAAGAGAACATGGAGTTCTTGAGCCAAGAGCAAATTCGTAAAGTATGCCCTACGGCATTTACCGAAAAGCCTAGCAGTGAAGTTTCTGCTCACTACACTCACATCCCTACTTTTAGGGTGATTGAAGATATGGAAAAACTTGGATGGGGTGTGGTTAGTGCCCAACAAGTTAATGCTCGTAAGCGTCATACTAAGGGTACTCAAAAGCATATGATTACTTTCCGCAACACCGACATTGTTGTTGAAGGCAATGATGGTGATACAGTTTACCCTCAAATCATCCTTACCAATTCTCACGATGGTAAAAATTCGTTTACTTTTCAAGCAGGCATGTACCGTTTGGTTTGCTCTAATGGTTTGGTTATCGCAGACCAAGAGTTTGGTCGTATGAAAATCCGCCACATGGGGTATGATTTTGAAACCCTCCGTGAAACCATGACGGAAATGGTTGAGCAGTTGCCCTTAACTGTTGAAAGTATGAATAAGTTTAAGCAAACTCAACTTACTAATGAGCAAAAGTATGATCTTGCTCGTAAAGCAATTGCCACTCGCTTTAAAGTCCAAGAAGGACAAAAAGTTGAAGACATTTATAAAATTGATCTTGATGCAATCCTAGCCCCAGTCCGGAAAGAAGATTCGGGTGATGACCTTTGGAATGTATTTAATGTTGTTCAAGAAAAGGTTATTGAAGGTGATTTTGAATATGTTAGTGGAGTTAAGCTTCGCAAAGCACGCCGCATTAAGAACTTCAAGCAGGATTTGAAGATTAACCAGGAACTTTACGACGTTGCAAAAGAGTTTGCAGCGTAAGCCATGTTGTTTGTGTGAAGGGGGAGGAAACGCCTCCCCCGGATCACAAAAATTAATGGTTAAGAATTTTTATATATTTCGAATCAGATCACATGACTAAAGAAGTGGCTATTATTGAAACTATTTTGGAACAGGCCGATATTTACGGCCTTCGTTGTGAAGTTAGAGCAACCGCACTAGCTTTTATGAAAGAAAATCCCCACCTTGGAACGGGGTCTGCTTATACCCAAGCAGCATATGAATGGGATATTCTTTAACTATGGTACACCCCCCATATTTAGCAATTACATGTTTTGCAATTATTTATGTCATTTTATTTAATCTTCTTCACAGTATTAAATAGAATTTTTTATGATATTTAAAACAATACAGGGTAAAAAAGTTAGCCCTATTATTCACACCAGGAATATTGTTAAAAACGAACCCCATGTTGAAATTCATATTGGGACTGATTCCCAAAGGTGGGGGTCAGAGATAATATATGTGACAGCTATAGCGTATCGCTACCCCTTTCGTGGGGTACATTATATTTATTGTAAGAAAAAATTCCCCCCAATTAAAGACGATTGGTCTAGATTATGGTTAGAAACAGAACGTACTATGCAAATCGCAGAAGTATTATCTAAAGAATTTCCAGGTCTTCGTTTTGAAATTGATATGGATTACAATGAAGATGAATATTATATGAGTAATAAATTAGTTTCTGCGGCTAAGGGGTGGGCAACATCTCATGGTTATAAAGTTAATATTAAACCTAATAAACAAATTGCCACGCGAGCAGCAGATCATCACTGTAAATAAACTATAACATATTTATAAACATGGAACCACGATTAATTAAGGCTTTAAAAACACAAGCAGAGGCAGATAAACAAGAAGCTCTACTTACACTAGAAACTCTTTTAGATAACCCCGCAGGTATTGGAGAACACACATCAGGTCACTTCCTAGAAGAAGCTAAAAAAGCTATTAATAAACTAGGTGAGGCTGAGGATTTACTTGAAACTGTAGAAAGACACTTTGGATATAAATAAAATATTTGGGGCATTTGATTCATCATCTGACGGGTGGGATTATCGAGGGTATAATTATTATAACCCTAGGACCATTTCTGCTGTAGATGAAAACCACCCTAAATATTTTGTTAGAATGTTCTGGAAGTTAATTGTTAACCACCTCTCATATGGTAAACAATTAGTAGATTTTTTTGGGCAGACTGATCCTTCTTTAGAGGTAGCAGAAATTGAATATGCTGGGGAGAGGATGCTTTATGCAAGAGCTTATAGTTTTATTAAAAAGATTGATATAGAAGACCAATACCACCAAAAAGTTTTAAAAGGGGAAAAAGAAAATAAATTAGTAGAGGCATATAAATTATCAATTGAGTTTTATGAAAAGGAAGAAGAATATGAAAAATGTGCTTTTCTTAAAAAACAACTTGATTTTGTAACTTTTACACCGTAACTTAGTTTTTAAATCGTAAAAAATGTACTTAAGAGAACACTTTAATAAAAAACTTAATAATCTTGAAGCTAAATTGAAGCATATTGAATTTCATAATGGGAGAGGAAATAGGCAAGAAGTTGAGACCGCTAAGAGAGAATGTGAAGAATTAGTTGGGGAATTAAAGGCCGCAATTGAACGTGAGCCTCGTACTCCTAACGAATACAATAAAGTTTAATTATGCTTACAGCTGAACAAATCCAAGCAAATTGGGAAGAATTCTGCAATAATATCAAGTTGTGGATTACCGGAGACCGTCAAGAAAAACTCCTTGAGTTTTATAAAAAATATGAGGAGCGCATTATGATGATGCCTGCTGCCCATAAAAAAGAATTTCATAACGCCTTCCCAGGTGGTTATGTTGATCATGTTAATAGAGTAGTACAATGTGCTCTTAATATTAATGATGTTTGGGTTGAAATGGGGGTGGATAACACAACTTACACTCTTGAAGAGCTTGTTTTTTCGGCCATCAACCATGATTTAGGTAAAATGGGGGATGAAAAACACGAATCTTACATCCCCCAAACCGATAAATGGAGAAAAGAAAAACTAGGGGAAGATTACATGTTTAATAAAGCCCTCCCATTTGCATCGGTTCCAGATCGTAGCCTGTTTTTACTTCAGTCTCATGGAATTCAATATAATTTTAATGAGATGGTAGCTATTCAAACTCACGATGGTTTATATGATGAGGGTAATAAAAAATATTTATTCTCCTATCTTCCGGAACAAAAACCACGTACTTCTCTCCCACTTATTCTCCACCAGGCCGATTTAATGGCAGCTCGTATTGAATTCGAAAAAGAATGGTTACCTAAGCTAAAAAACCCCGTGCCTCCCCAGGAAAAGAATTTTACATTACAGAAAGAAGTCAAAAAATCAACAAAAGATAAAGCACTTTCTCAATTAAAAAATGAGAATTTAAAAAATATCTTTGATAAATTATGATAGAAACTATCGTCATTAGTGTATTAGGAGTAATGGTTGTGATCTTAGGATTTACAACCATTAATCTCTTACGTAAAAATGAAAAACAAGAAGATATACTTGCAGGGTATATTACTTACTTGGATCAATTAAGTCGAATTATAGAAATCTCTGATGAAAGGCTCAAGAAAATAGATGAGCAAGGAATCTTTAAAAATGATGACGAGATTGGCTTCATGTATGAACAAATTAAAGAACTTCAGAGAATTCTATCCCAATTTAGGATGGATAAAATATGAGTGAGCCCCAGAGAAAACGAAAGAAAAAATCAAAAAATCAATACTTTACTCAAGCAACAGAAGATGCTATAGTAAGATATAATAATTCAATTGACCCGGAAGAGCGTAGTAGGATCTATCGAGATGAGATCCACTACGCTTTTTTTAAACTAACCGAGAATATAATTCATACTTTTAAATTTTACTATACGGAAGTAAATGAGATAGAACACCTCCAACATGAAGTAATCACATTCTTATTAGATAAGATTCATCTATTTGATCAATCTAGAGGAGCAAAAGCTTTCTCATATTTTGGGACAATCGCCAAACGGTATTTGATTATACAAAATACTAAAAACTATAAAAAAAGAGTAGATAAGGCTCCTGTTGAAGAATTATACCATAATGATAAATATTCTTATGATTTGGATTACAACCCATTAGAAAAGGATACCAACTCAGATTTTCTTGATGAATATATTGAATATTGTACCGAAAATATATATGATTTATTCCCTAAAGCTAAAGATGCTAAAGTAGCCGATGCTATATTAGAAATTTTTAGAAAAAGAGAAGGATTAGATTTGTTTAATAAAAAAGCACTTTACCTCTATATAAGAGAAATGGTAGATGATACTAAAACTCCTCACATAACTAAAATAGCTAAACAATTAGGAGAGGTGTATAAAAAACACTTTATCTTTTATCAAGAACATGGGTATACAAATTTTGATTAATATTTATATTTATTAATAAATATTAATA